CCTGAGAAGCCCTCAGAGCGGCGAAGCCGTGTTTGCCAGATGAGAACACCCGACAACCAGCACAGGGCGTTGGGCGTGTCTAGTGTTTCCCGAAACTCAGCCCAGCAGCCCGTCTTCCGCCACCGTTGTTTCTAATCTGGGGCAGTAGCCCCGGCAACTGCCCCAGATGGCTCAGCCCAGCTCGAGCACGGGGGCGCAGTCGAGGAATTTTTCGTCCTGTTTTTTTATTTGACCACTGTGGGTGACGAAAATTGTCAAAAAACCACGGAAAGTGACGAAAAAAGACTTGACTTTTTAGAGTTCACAAGTTATAGTGCGGAAGAAGGGGTGTGTCAGGGTTCGGCCGCAGCATCGGGTCTTCGCGGGGGGTGTTAGCCCCGCTCGCTCCGTCACGACCTTGCACTCACTACGCATCTTGTTGCTTCGGACTTTGCCCGAAAGCAAACAAGAAACTTCGTTCGTTCCAGACGTGACTCCGCTCGCAGTCTGCTCGTTCACTCTACGAGTGAACTTCGCAGCCCCGTTATACATATTCGGGCATCACGAGACCAGCCCCAGAGGTGGAACAATTCCTCGGACTCGCTGCGCTCGGCGTTTTACTTCTTTGAGAATTGCGCGGCATGACTTTTGTCACATTGCTTGTTTTTTGTTCTTGTGACTTGTAAGGTACAAGGCAGGTGGAGACCTAAAAGAAGGATTATCATGTACTACTTCGTGCGCTCATGCGTTCGGTGGAGTCTCTTGATGGTATTGCTCGGAAGCCTCACTTATTGCTCGGCGAAAGTTGGCGAAAGTTGGGACGACGATATACCTGATTGTATATATCACCACTACCCCTGCCCATGGGATACAACCATTCCCGACCCGTATTTTGACCCAAGACCATGAGAGGGGGAAGATGTCAGCACTAATTACCGTATTAGCAGTCATAGTTTTATTTACAGTTTAGAAACTTTACAAAAGGAAGAAGGGGCGTGCCATCGGGTGCGCCCCTTTAGTTTTGCCATCACAGCCCCCGTCCATCGTCACTTTTGACGGCTCTTGTTAGCCCCGCTCGCTCCGTACCGACCTTCCACTCACTACGCATTTTGCTTCTTGGGGTTGCACCTCCAAGAAAGCAAAAAACTTCGTTCGTTCCAGACGGTACTCCGCTCGCAGTCTGCTCGTTCATTCCAGGAATGAACTTCGCAGCCCCGTGTGACATTAATATTGTCGCGGTAAACTGCAACCATGAATAATGAAATACCACACGCTGTTCGTTACCCAGACTACGGAGTTCCGTACAAAGTCATCGCCAAACACTCATGGGCGTCGTACATTCTCAGCTATGCCTCTTTTGTTACTAGAACACGCCCACCGGGCATTTTTACGCTCGAGGATTACCGTGAGTTTCGCGTTGGAGAAGTACGTACCGACAAATGGCGCAAAGGCATCAAGACGCTTGTGTCTTGCGGGTACATGACTGAGTTTCTCGATGGTTCCGTACAAATAACCGCTAAAGGCGTTGATGCAGCCATCAGGATTGGCAAACGCAATGCAGCATCACGGGTTGGAGCGCCTAGAGAAGATGACTACTGATAATCGCGCCACACGCCTTCGTTATCGTCTCTACCATCCCAGTAGGTGCAGATGCTGCCTAAATGTTTTGCCGCAACATCGATAGCTGGAAATTCTTTCGGGAGAATTTCGTCGAGACCTTCTAGCCACCCAGCGGCCCACATCTCTTGAGACATGTGTTCCATTAATCTTGGGAGCATCCATCTAACCGCCTGGAGAAGTTCGGCATACTGTGCTTCAGTTTTGTGTCCAACATCTAAAGACGTGTGCAATTCGGTCCATGACCGCGCTATGTCTTCATTGTCATAAAAATGCTCTTCGCCCATTGTTTTCCATTCCTAAGCGTATTAGACTCGTTATCGAAATGGATAATAGCACTCTCTTCTTATGGGACGACCACCTAGCGGCTTCTTTTCCGTACGACGCCGAGCAGGTAGCCCAAGTAAAAGCTGTTCCAGGAGCAAAGTGGGACAAGGTAGCCAAGGTGTGGCGAATACCCATGACAAGCATCCATGAAGCTCGAGAGTTCGCTGAGCATAACCTTTTTCAGATTGACAACGAAGTACTCAAGTTTAATTTGCCGGAGTCTTCCAATAAAGCCGCGGGTGTATACATCGACGACGATTGGGTGTATCTAAGCTTCCTGTATGACCCCGTAAAGGTCAGGTCAGTCAAATCGTTGCCATCAGTAACATGGCATCCACCGACAAAAGCATGGAGAGTTCCACTCGCTGCCATACATGACGCCATTGCATGGGCGGATAAGTTCGAGGAGCCGATAGCCGAGCGAGTCATGACCGTTGCTGCCGTGATGGAAAAAAGCAAAAACGAGACCATAGCAGCATCCCGCGCACGCGATGCAGAGATAGACATACCAAACCTTCAAGGAGAACTGCTGCCGTATCAACGGGCCGGCGTTAAGTATGCGGCAAACGCAAGACGATGTTTTATCGCTGACGATATGGGTCTAGGAAAAACAATGCAAGCCATAGCGACCATGGAGTACGTCATGGACTCGTACCCAGCCGTGGTCGTGTGTCCTCCGACGCTGGTGTTGAACTGGGCCAAAGAGTATGAAAAGTGGTTACCGCTTCGACGTGTCGCAACGGTGTCTAACCGTAAAGACATGCCGGAACCAGGAACCTACGATGTGCTCGTTGTTGGTTACAGCAACATCGACCATTGGCAAAACCAGTTGAAAGGACATCGCTCATATGTATTCGACGAGTCACACTACGCAAAGACTCCAACGGCAAAGCGAACAAAAGCCGCTATTAAGATGGCACGGTCAGCCCCCAAGGATGGTTTGGTCCTTTGTCTTACCGGAACACCAATTACCAACCGACCCGCAGAATACGCAAGTCAACTTGACATTCTCGGTCAACTAAATAAGTTTGGTGGCCTTTGGGGTTTTTATCGACGATACTGCGCAGCGTTCCGTGACAGATTCGGACAGTGGCATATCGACGGCTCGTCCCACCTAGATGAACTAAACGACATGCTCCGAAGCCAGTGTTATATTCGCCGGATTAAAAGTGACGTGCTTGAAGAGTTGCCACCGGTCCGACATTCAAAGATTGTCGTAACTCCCAATCCGACGGCCATGGCGGAATACGTCAAAGCTGAAGACGACATTATTGAGTACATGGCTAATCGTGCCAAAGAGTTAGCAAAAGAACTCGGCAAGTCTCCTTACTCTGCTGCCGTCGTGGCCCGTATCAAAGCAGAGTCCAACGAACACCTAGTTCGCATATCGGTGCTCCGAAGACTGGCTGCCAAAGCAAAGATGGATGCCGTTAATGAGTGGATAGATGGGAAGCTAACTGCGGGAGACAAAGTTGTTGTTGCCGCACACCATAGAGAAATAGTTGACGCTATAGCCAAGAAGTATGGCGGGTTAAAGATTCAGGGCGGCATGAAGGTTGAAGACGTAGAAGAGAATAAAAGAATCTTTCAGACGGGGTCTATTGATGAAGCGCCCGTGATGGTGCTCTCAATCCAAGCTGCCAAGACAGGCCACACACTTACGGCAGCACAGGATGTTGTGTTCGTTGAAATGCCATGGACACCCGCTGATGTTGACCAAACCTATTCACGTTGCCACAGAATTGGACAAAAAGGCTCTGTTATGTCAACCTATATTCTTGCAGAGGGCACCATTGATGAAAAAATCTACAACCTCATTGAATCCAAGCGTGATGTAGTGAATCAGGCAACCGAAGGTAGCGATGTAGAATTTAATGATGGTAATCAACAGCTTGTTCTGGATTTTCTTGCCGAAGGCTTACGCCGGAGCAAGATAAATGGAATGGATGAATGACGCTGAGTGGGAAACCGAGTGGCACATATTTTTCATGCTTGAAAACAAGCTTATTGAATACGTCGGTACAAACGACAAGAGTGAAGCGCTCTTCAGGATTACTCCAGCTTTTCTAGAATTTTCACGCATAATCGTTGATATGTTTGAAGACGATGAAGATTAATAAGAAGAGTGCACCGCAGCGAAACGTTGTTGAAATCGTAAAGACGGGCGGTTGGGGAAGTGTCGAATATCACCACAAGCTTGATTGCGGCCACACCGAGGTGCGCAAACGCTACGCCCCTACAAGCGTTATCTCATGTAC